AGGCCTGTGCCTTGGGAGATGGCTCCGAATGCTGCGCCGAAGCCTCCACCAGTTACGGCGCTGAATACGGCCGCGAGAGCTGTGGTGGTGGCGAGTGCAACGGCCATTTGTTTGACATAGTCCATGATAGCCTTCTGAAGGACCTGGAAGAAGTTCTCGCCGTTGATGATTGAAGCGCTGAAGGCTTGGCTCAGAATGCTTCCAAACTCTGCGCCTACGGCTGAGGCTGCGCTGAGGTGATCGCGCACCTGGTCCACTCGTTGGATCAGAGGCACGAGCTCGCCCTCCATCATGTCAATCTCTTCAATGTCGATGGGCTTGAAGGTGTCAAGCACTTCGCCCTTGGCTACAAAATTGAAGTCTTGCTCTGCAAACTGACGCGCGAGGCTCAGCATGCTGGAGAGACGGTCCACGAACTTGTCAGCCTGGTCCGTGGTCTTCTTGAGCGCGCTGGTGGATTCATCAGCCGCGAGAACTAAGCCCTTGCCCATCTTTGGGGCTGCGATTGTCACATCCTCCATCGCTGCGCGTGAAGCCGCAAGGCCGTCCAAGTATACGCGCTGTGCTGCGCCTCCGGTCACGTTGGCGTACGTGGCGAGGTAGGCGATCTTCTCCCAGAGCGTGAGGTGGTTGCTCATGAGGTGGTTGATGGTCTTGAAGCCATCCGCCACGAAGCCCAGGAGCGCCTCGTACATCGGGAGAAGGTTCTGCCCGATGGACATCTGAAGATTCTCGATGCTGGCGCGCTGCGCGTCAATCTTGTCTTTGGTGGTGAGCACTTGCTCCCCAGCCGCTGCCATGCTCTGGTCAATGATCCGGCCCACCGCGTCCGCGTAGGTTCCGCCCTTCTGGAGTTCGGCATTCAGCTGGGTGGCACTGATACCCAAATTGTCGAGGATCAGGCTGGACTGGCGGCCGACACCGTTCACGATGGATTCCACCATGTAGTCCACGGATGTGCCCATCTCCTGGGCTTGCTTCTTGGCAAAGGCGAGGTACTTGGTGAAGTTCTGGATTGGGATGCCCAGATTCTCAGCCTTGACCGCTTGCTGCATCAAGTTCAGGTCATTGACCGTTCCCTTGACTTGGCTGCGCATCTGTGCCAGGTTCGCTTCGTTACCGATGCGCTCAAAGGCACGAGCAATGCCCTCAGCTTGGAGGCCGAGGTCTATGGATTGAGATACAAACTCCTGGAGCTTTGCTCCGGCAAAAGAAACCCCGATGAGCCCGCCAAGATCCGAGAACTGGCGGCTCATTTGCTTGAGCGAATTGTCCACCTGGCTGATGCCGCGGCGGAACTCCTTCACATCAAGGCCGAGGATTACTGAACTGGTTGTATCTGCCATGTGATTCTAAAAGAGCCCGAAGGCTCGAGGTTTTTTGCTCATCATCAAATCTCAGGAGGTCTGTCTCCTGGATCATCTTCTTCGTGCTCTTGCCTTCGATGTTTACGATCACAGTGGCGAGCCACCGGAATCGCTTCCATTCATCCCTCTCCTTCGCAAGTGCTGCCTTCATCACCGCGTCGAGCTCATCCCTTGTGAGGCTGAGAGCGTCCGCTTTGCTAAGGCCAACTCGCCCAAGCAGCTCACCCAGTACGTCTACTGGGCGGCCGCCGGGGAAAAAGGGGCATTGAGCCTCTGGGAGAGTTCACTGAGATCCCAAGCTCCCGCCATCATTTTGAACTCATCAAAAGATGGTCGGTCTTGTACATCCCAGAATTCCTGTGCGTACAGCATGGCCAACAAGTCAGCCAAGCCGTAGTCCTTCAGTTGTGCGAGTGGTTTCCCAGAGATCTCCTCAAACAGAAGAGCTGCGCCAAGCGTGAACTTTTTCCCTTCCATCGCTTAGTTCGTTCCGACAGTCCAAGCACCAGTTCCCTGGAGCGTGAAGCTCACAGATCCGTTGTCCTTGTCTGCGCCAGTGACTGAAAGTTGCGTCAAAATAGCGTCCCCGGTGATGTTCGTCTCGCCACTCACTGGAGTGCTGGTTCCCGCGGCCACCTGAGTGATCTTCACATCAACTGCATCGCCGACCTTTGAGTACAGCTCATCTGGGTTCCAGTTGCTTGCGTCATCATCGCCCAAGAGCATGGTGCCAGAGATGGTCCAAGTCTTTGCGCTGGTTACATAAGTGCGGAAGACAGCCGCGTCCTTGCTTGTGGTCTCGCGGGTCTCGGCGTTCAGCTCGAAGCTGCACTCCGTTTCGTTGGCAAAGGCCTTGTAGGTAGAGCCTCCGTCAACTGAGAGAAAAAGGCGAACTTCGCCTCCTGAAATTGTTGCCATGTCAATAATTGATTAAGAAAGTGAAGTCAGCCGAGAGAATCAAGCTCTCATCCTGTTCATTGTAGAAGACCTGGAGGGATTCCATCCATGCCTGGGTGAATGTCACCTCGGCGGCCACGCCCAAGGCGGCGGCTGCACAGTCTTCGCCCTCGATGTCTCCGGAATCATCCAGGACCTCCTGGCGGTATAGTGGGATCACTCGTGGGTAGTGCTGGAGGTGGTGACGGATCTCGCTGAGCTCGTTCTGAGCTTCATCGCTGTCCGAAAAGTGCAAAAAGAGGGTGATGCTTAGGCGCTCGGCTTTGTATTGGTCTTTGGTCTCAGAAACATCGATGCCGTTGAGTGTGAACACAATGAAGTCCTCCACCACGCCCTGAGGTGCGGCATACGAGTAAACAGGGACCGAACTGGCCGCGTTCACTGCTTCGTATACATATTGGAGGTAGTTCATCGGAGTGCCTCTTTGATTCTCTTCTGTACAAATTTAGTCATTCTTTTTTGTGCTTTTGCGGGCACATCGGTGGCATTCACCGCTTTGTCAAAGAATTCCTTGGCCTTGAAGCTTTTTTGGGTACCTCCGAAGAGTTGCCATGGGGCGTAATATGCGCCCTTGCGCTTTGCTCCGCGCATACCGACCACAACATAGGCCTTGACATCTCCTTTGTTGGGCCAGGATCCGATGGAGCTGTAAAGGTTGTAAAAAGAGGCCCCCATCTTGGAGCGGGACTTCTGTCCTCCTTTTGCTTGCTCTGTGGAGCCTTGGTAGGCCTCCTGACGGGCTTTTGCGACCAAAGGCTGAGCTTCCTTCATCAGGAGCGATCTGAGCTCCCTGAATCGCATCTTTTCGGGTGTGGACAGTTTCCGGATATTGTTCCGCCATTGATCAAAGCCCTGGACCTTGCCAGATTCGCTCTTGATGTAAATGGCGTTACTTCGTGCCATTGTCGCGCAATCGTGACTTGATGATGATGTAGCGCCGACGACCCTCAGGGGTGACGCTCACGATGTCGTAGTCCTCTGAGTTGTACTCAAGCTTCCAGTTTGGCTTCACCGTGTTCGGGTAGCGTAAACGCCACAAATACATCCCAGCGGACATCATCTGGTCGTAGGGCATGGATTCTGATCCAGTGTTCTCGTTGACTATGCGCTCGGCATAGAATGTGCCCGCGCTTGACCATCCCTTGGTGGCTTGGCCTGAAGCGTTGACCGTGATTGTGGGCTCGTAAAGGGTCACGCGGAGGTCAAGCATGGCTTAGAAGTTCTGGCGGTAGCGGAAGGCGATGCGGTCGAAGAATCGCGTGCCGTTGTATGGCAAGTCATCTCCGTAGTCGTACCCAAATTTGACGCGTTGGTACAGCGCGTGGAGGATGTCTTTGGTGGGGGCGGTGTTGCTCACCGGGTATACCACCACAATCCTGAAGTGCTCCTCCTGGAATTGGAGGGTCTCGTTCACTCGCGTCCAGTCAGTGTACTGTGCGAGAGCTGTGCTTGTTCCTTCATCATTATAAGCGGTGACAGAGGTGATTGCGCCAGCGGGACCGAAGGGGAGAGGAAAAACCTCTACCCCTCCGAAGTCCGCCGTGCAAGTAGCAGTACCAAGAATGACACCGGTGTACGCCGTGAACTCATCCACAGCCGCCGTGAACAGCATCTCGAGGAGGCTGTCATCGGTCGAGCCGTCAACCCGGCAGAAGCTTTTCAGCTCCGCCAGGTTCGGCGTGATGGGAGTGTAGGCGCTTACGGTGGTCATCTTGTTTAGATAGTTACATCCGTAGCAAGTGCGAAGGAAGCGTCACGAAGTACAGCGACATCCATGAAGCGCTCAACGTACACCTCAACGATTGATGACTTCATGTTGGTGTATGGGTCAACCATCAAGGTCGCACCACCCCAGAAGCCGATCTGGACGTCTGAGAAGTTACCGAAGAGGATGCCGTATGTGTCAGGCGATCCGCTCGTCTTCTTAGATACAGTCGTGGAGTAGATGTTGTAGCCATTTGCAGTCTTGACAGGATCAAGCATGCCCTCAACGAGGAAGCGGCCAGAGCCAGCGTCAACCTTGGTCTTCTTCAGCTTAGCGACCACGTTCGGGTGGGTAACGTAAGCAAGGCGGCCGTCAAGTGCGTCATTTGCAGCAAGAGCGGCTTCCATGTCAACCAAGTCATCAAAGCTGATAGCGCCAAGCGTCAAAGCTTGAGCGGCCAATTCAGTGTAGATGCCTGAAGGCTGGTTTGAAGATCCGGTACCGTTCAATACAGCGTTCTCAAGGCCTTTGTTGAAAGACAGGTTGAGTTGCTGAATGATGCGCTGCTCGATGCCGCGAGAGTACTCTTGGCGGAGGAGCTGGTTCGACATTGAGGCGGTGATCACGGCACGCTTGGGGCTCATGGTTACCTTGTCGAAGTTAATGTCCTGAGCGGTGTCGGCTCCGGTTTCGGTTTGCCAGTTCAAAGCATAGCTTGAAGTCTGCTTTGGGAAGTCTACGTTGCCGACCAGGTTCTCAGCCACAGAGCAAAGGCCCAGGGTTGGAGTGTTCGGGTAGAGGAAGTCGATGTAGCGTCCTGGCTCCGTGAACACGAGGTCACCGCCGAGGTTGCCACCTGATCCACCAGTGACTGACTGGGTACGAAAGACAAACTCTGGGAGGTTGACAGCGTGCATGTCGCGTGCGTCAACTCCGAGCTTGCGCTTCTCGGCCATTCCTTCCTGGTTGATCTCGGCTTCGATTCCGGTCAACTTGCCGCTACGAGCTTCGTTGATTGCCTTCACCAAGTTGAACTTGGAAAGGTCGCGGGCTTCGCTCTTTGAGAACTTGCCCTGTACAGCTGATGCGTCAACGAAACGCTCAGAACGTACTTCTTGGTTTTCTTCGTGGTTTTCCACAGTTTCGGGGGTTTGAATTATTTCTTCAGGGGTTTCAGCCTTGAGAGCCTCCTCCAGCGATCGCAAAGCGACGCTTGTGGTGGGGTTGGCTCCGCGGGGCGTGAGTGAGATGTCGTAGATCTCGCCGACCTCCTCGATCACTCGGAGGGGCTTGTCGCTGCGCATGTTCTCCCAGCGCTCCTTCTTGACCGTAAAGGCCCAGGATGCCTGATCTACATCGCCGCGATCCACGAGGGTCCGGACTTCGTTGCCTGTGGCAGTGTCCGGGAATTCGAAGGCAAAGTGAAGGCCCTCAGCGTCTACACCTAAACGCAATGAACCCTTGCCAAATTTGCTTCGGGCCAGCACCTTGTCATAGTCGTGATTGTACAGAGCGTGGATGTCATAGGCTTCGAGGCTGCGGAAGGCAGACGGCTCGATGCGCTCCATGAAGGCACCCATGTCGTAGGCTTGGAAGTTGGCGGCGTAGCCTTGCGCCATGCCTTCACTCTTCGGTAGGCTCTGGCTGCGAATTTCCTTCTCCATTGTTCTGATTATTGTCCGAGCTCATGTGCATCGGTTTGTTGTACTCATCACCGCCCTCAATCGGAGGTAGTCCCTCCATGCGGCGGATCTCGTTGGCGCTCATTGCGCCGATATTCCAGTACGACACATTACGCTGGACTTCGGTCTGGATGTCTCCGCGCATCAGCGCTTTGAGGTCCATCACGAAGCGACGGTTGCCGTTGAGTAGTTTGTTCGAGAACTCCATCTCAATGGCTTCAATCAAAGGACGGATGCAGTCGCTCACGAATTGAGCATTCTGGGCTTCGATGCTGTTCGCATAGCCCGCGCCCTCCATGTGGCCAATCTTGTGCGGGGGCACAGAGTAAAGGCGGCAGATCTCCTCCACCGAGAACTTCAGGCTCTCGATGAGCTGGCTCTCCTGGAAGTTTGCCGCCACTGGCTTGTACTCAGCGCCCTCAGTGAGGACAGCCGTGCGGCCTTTGTTCTCTTTGTTCAGTTGGTCCCACTGTGATCCGATGGCCTTGATGCGATCCGGATCCTTGATGGTTCCCTGGAGCTGGAGGACACCTTTGGGCATTCCACCGTTGCCGTAAAAGCCGCCCATGTGGGCAGTGGCAGCCATGCTTGATCCGATGATCTCCTTAGCGTATACAATCGGACGCACGCCGTTGATTCCGTCGAATGTCCAGTACTTGATGTGAATGATCTGGTCAGCGTCCAGGTTCATGGTCACGCCAGTGGTGAGGTACACCTTGTACTTCAGCACTCCGGAGGTGGTGTCGATCTGCACGAGTTCGGTGTCGATCAACTCCAGGCCGCTCAGGTTTGCTCCGCTCCGCATCGGCAGCACATAGGCATTGCCACGGAGGAGGAGCTGAGTGATCATGGCCTTCCGGAAGTTGAACGAGTTGTACGACTCGTTTGGCCTACGACTCACAAGGTCATTCAACAGTCCGCCCTGGAGGAGCATACCTTGCTCCGTTTCGCGGTAAAGGTTGAAGGGAAGTGACGCGATAGTGTTGGAAATTAGGTTCACGCACGCAAAAACAGCCGACACCTTCGGGGCGTTTGTGCTGCTTACGTTCTCGCCCGCCAAAGTTTGCGTGCCACCGAAGAGACTCAAGAGCCAAGGCTTCGGATTGATTACGCCACTAACTGAGCGTACTATGCGGTCATACCATGCCATCCTTATGCAAAGTTATACAAAAATTATGTCCATTTCTTCATATGTGCTCATTCCGGTGTTCGCGTTGTGCACATATCCCGCCATCGCAGTGATTAACGCCGCGGTTCCGTCGATTCGGTCCGGGGCTTTGTCCTTCTGGAAGGTCCAATTGTCGTTCTTGTCGATGTGGAGCGAGGTGTTCGCGATCATCCAGGCGGTGATCGGATTGCCGTCGTGACGGATGGTCTTGGTCTGTACGCTCCGGAAGAGTAGCTTCATCGGTTCGTTCACCATCAGAGCGCTCTGGCGCACCTCCCAACAGAAGGCCTTGCCGTACTTGTTGCGGAGCTTGTCGATGGTCTCCGCCGCGTTCCACGGATCAAAGAAGATGCCCTCCACTGGGTGCTCGGTCATGATCTTCTCGATCATCGCCAATCTTTGCTCAGTTGTGGTCACTTCTCCCTTCACTACATCCAGGCTCCCATTCTTGATCCAGTTCTGCACGAGATTCGGGTACTTATTCCGCCGCTTGGTCATCGAGTAGTCCGTGATCTGATAGTACTGTTCCGTGTAGAACTCCTTCCCATTGAAATAAAGGACCGCATACGCCGTGAAGTCATTCACCGCGGCCAAGTCAATGCCTAAATAACAGCGCCAATTGCTTAGCGTTTTTGGCCGTTTAGCTGTGCAATTCAACCACTTGCTCAGCTCGATGAACGGTTGAGCGGATCCCGCCCACTGATTGAGGTGCAGCTTGCGAAGCGATAGCAGCGTCGGCTCATCGTGTTTGGCCGTATTGCTGAGCTCTTCGAGGTACTTGTACGATACAGTCACCCCAAGTGATGGGTTGGCCTTAGCCCACACATCTGGGTCGTGTGGGTTCTCGTGATCCTCCGCTCCGTATATGATGGTCAGGAAGCTCGGATCAATCTCTGGCTGTTCCTTCACGCGCTGAGCGTACTCGTGCCATTTGTGTGCGAAGGAGTAGGCGCTCCCCGCCGTAGTGATGGCCACGAACTGAGAAGGACGCGCAGCCATAGATGTCCGAAGCGCCTCCCACAACTCAGGTCCCTTGACTTCATTCCAGGAGTGGATCTCATCCGCCAGGATCAAGCTCGGGTTGAGACCGTGGTTGCTTCCGCCGTCGCTGGTGATGGTCTTTAGGTAGCCAGGCTTCCCCTTCAGCCGGATCTCCTTCCGAAATGGTTCGAGCACCTTTTGGAGCTGTGGATTGAGAAGGATCATGTTGCGGACATAGCCGAACAAGATGCCAGCTTGCTCCCTGGTGGCAGCGGCCAAGATCACCTGAGGGTTGCTCGTGTTCTTGTAGCCCTCCAGGAGGTGGGCGATGGCCAGCATGGCGATGAAGGCTGACTTGCCATTCTTCCTCGGGATCTCGAGCCAGATCATCCGCTTCCCTTCTCCCTCACGGATCAGGTGCCTCTGCCAGTCCAGGAGCTTCACTGGCTTTCCCGCATGCTCATCTTCCGTGAGCACACAGTACTTCTCAATCATGCGCTCAGTCCAGGTCAAAGACATCGGCGAGCTGCTTCTTGAGTTTCTCAATCTGGGCTTCAGCCTTCTGGAGTGTTTCGATGGCTGGGTTCTTCCGGAGTACTGGCTTGCCGCGGTCGGTCACCGCTTCCAGGATTGCTCCGTGTTGATCAATGCTGCGTTCACATTCAAGCTTGATGCGTTCCCAGCGTGCGAGTTCTTCGTTCATTACTTAGGTTTTTAGGTTGTGGGGGGTCTTAGTCCCTCCCCCCGAAAAATGAAGAGGCGGCAGTGGAATTTCCCGGCTCTTCTTTTGAGATGGACACCCACCCCCGCTCTGATGCTGTCTTCTTGCCGTGGCATTGGATGCACAAGAGCTGAAGGTTGGCTTCATTGTAGATGTCTCCATCCTGTGAGATAGGGATGATGTGGTCCACATGGATCTCCCGCTCAAATAGTGGTACATGTCCACACAACTCACACTGTGGTCCTCTCCTCATCAGGATGGCCTGTCTGTACTTGCGCCACTTCTTTGTGGCGTAGAGTGGGTTGGTCTCTTGTATGCGTGCCCTGGTGAACTTGGGCTTCAGATAGTTTGGCATTGGATTAACGAATTAACTACTCACAACTACTTTTTGAAAAAAAACTTTTTTACATATATACTACCCTTAGTACTTAATATATTTTATAAAAAGTAGTAGTTAG